TGTTATACCAGCTAGTATCGTATCAGCTGTAACTGCTGTATCAGCATCAAAAGGTGTAGGAGCTGGACGTATCAGACCGTCCCCATTGTTAGTTAGAGTAGCTTTAACCTGTGTAGTTTCAATCTCTGTTACAGTGATATCTAGGTATGCTTGGTTGTTACCACTAGCTGCTTCATCTGCTGCTTCTGGTATTACTCGTACAACATCACCTACATCCCAACCTTCACCACCATGTAGTAATACTACCTCTAAGTTGTAGCTACATCTGTAGTTGCTACCCCCCGGTCCATTACTGCTAGCATTATAGTTAGGGCTAACACCTTGCTGACCAAGAGCTGTAGCACGAAAGACAAGGTTGTCCTTACCTGATGTCAGTGTAGTGCCTCCGCTATTTTTTACATGAGTTATATTTTCTGATCCACTATAGCTGCTTTTAGCTGTAACTGAAAATACCTCAGTTCCTATACCGGGGCAGTGACCTGTACCGTCTGCTTCGCTGTAGCTGTTGCCTGTAATTTTAATTTTAGTTGCACGCTTAAGTGTAGTTAAGTTACCTGTAGATGAAGAGTCAAATACATTAAGTCCGTATTGTCTACCGTTCTCTGTTCTCAGCAACTCGACCATAGCACAGTGTGGTTCACCACTAGGTCTGTCATCAGTAGTACCTGTTGTACCTACTAGAGTATTAGCATTAGAACTATCACGACTGCTAACAAAGGTAGTGTCGTTGATAGTAAGGAATTGTAAATTCTCTGGTTCATTTGTTGCAAGATAATTTTGTATAGCTGTCTGCCCACCAGTACCATAGGCTGTAGTCATCTGTTGTCCATCACTACAACGCCAGACTCTGACTTGACCATCAGCTGCTACTTGACCTACATAAGATCCTTCTGTCTCATCACGATAGTAATGAAACCAAGACCCTCCGCTTTGTACGTTAGCTAGAGGAGCTGTACCTATGCGTTTACTGCCCGGTCTTTTATATAATCCAAGTGTTACGTCAGGTATTGCATTAACAATATCCCTGAGCTGACCTTGGAATTTTAGATGATCTGGTTGTTCTGAAATCCCTTGAACAAAGCTTGGGATAGTTTGTGTAATGCCTGCCATTATCTTCTAATGTTTCTCCATGGTTGATAAGTTTGATATGCAGTATCGTCTTCAAATCCAAACATGCTGTGGTTGCCTTGATTGCACTCGTACTCCATGATCGCCGCACGAGCTAGTGCTTCTGATGATCCTAATAATTGTACGAGTTGTGGATTAGCTACGAGTTGTACAGCTGCTTGTCTAGATGCCCTGTAAGTTATGTATGTTTTAAAAACTTGTGGCACATCTTCAAAGTTATATATTCTAATAACGTCTAAGTCTATCTTATCTATATTAGGAAACTCATCTGTATGTGATATCTTATCATAGAGTTTACCGTTACGTCTAACAAAATTATAATGTCTTCTAGACCAGTTGTCAGGTAAATCTATTTTAACTATATCATCTGATATAATTATTTGATCGTTGGCATCTGTTTGGAATGGTACGTGCCGCTCTCTGTTAAAGTGCCAGCCTTCCGACTGTGTCTCTACATTAGCAGTACGTAATAAATTATATATAAACTGTATCTCTGGGTTGTTGTTAGTTACAACTCCTGTTACAGGATCTTTTAATTGTGTAATTGGTGCTTGTCCGATAGCTCCCAGTATTGAGTTAACTGCGGATAGTTCGGTATCGGTTTCAATAGTTGTGGTAGCCATAAGAAAAAGGGGAGCCGAAGCTCCCGTATAAAAATAAAAAAGTTACTATGGAGTAACGACGTTTGAAGGATATGTACCACCAAATGCAGCGTTACCTGTAGAACCTACAGCAGCACCGGCGATTAGCTCAACGCAAGCAGCAGGGTTTAAGAAGTCTGCTCCCATTGCGAGTCTTCCAAGGATCACGTCACCTTGGTAAACCACACTAACGTCCCCAGATGTTACTTGAACCTGTGGTCCGATAGCTTCTACAACACCAGCGGCTTCCTTTTGGAAGATTAGTCCGCAGCTGTTAGCGAAGTCAGAGGCATTACCGTAGTTGTTCTCGATTCCAGTTACAGAAGCTCTAGCGTCTTCTGTTCCTTCACCGATGAATGAACCTGTGTTTCCGGGACTTGTGATACCGGGGTTTGTTGCAGATGCAGTACCATACTTAGTACCGTATGCTCCGAAGAATGGGATGTTCATTGACTTGAAGATCTTGATGCCTGCAATTTCAATTACACCATTACCACTCTGTAGTGCGTCACCAGTCTCGTCTCTGTTGATTAGACCACTAGAACCAACGTTTTGTATTAGTTCGTAGTATTGTCTTGGGTTCAACACAGCTACTCTACCTTCAGTAGAAACTCCTTTCTCATCTAATGCAGCAGCTGCATCGTAGAAAGCGTTTTGAAGTAGTCCAGCATCGTAAGCATTAGTTGCGTTACCTGTACCTACTCTGATCTGTGTTCCACCGGGCTCAACGTAGTTTGACTTAGTGATTGGTGAAGCAAGACGTGCACCCTTCGCAATTTGACGGAAGATGAGTCTGTCGTACTTCTCAGCAAGAGCGTATCCAATCTTCTTGGAGATCTCTCCTCTTAGGTCGTAGTGAGATAATGTCTCATCTAGCTCATAGACAAATGCTGAACTGATTAATAGGTCATCGCATGTAATTGTCTTTTCAGCTACTGGAGGTGCACCATCACTGTTACCTAAGATGCTGTTGCCGGGTGTATGATACTCGGCTTTTGTGCGTCCAGTGTAGATGAACTGAAGACTCTTACCGTTCTTCAATGTTCTCTTCATGACAAGGTCTCTAGCGATTGTGTTACGCTGGAAGCCTTTGAACATTTCTCCACTGAACAATTTTAAGAATAGTGCTCTCTGATTGCCTGCACTATTCAGTTGACCTTGCCGTGTAAGGCTTGCTGGGTCATTACTTGATTGTTGTGCCATTGATATGGATTAAAAAAAGATTGATATTGCTTTGTACAAATTTTTCTCGAGATTTTTGTGGTCTATCCCACCGTCTAGACGGCTTAAGGTATCCTCCTTAGAGGGCAAAAGCCAATAGGTAAGGGAGGACTCGAACCTCCCAGTGTGCCACTTACCTTCTGGGTGTGTATGCAACGCCACGATACTTAAGTTTCATAGCTCTAGCATAATCTCTTTGCTCTTTAACACGAGCTTGTAGTTCTACTTGAGTCATAATATACCTCAGTACCTGACCCCCGTTCCATGGTCAGATCTCATGCGTCCCGAAGGATGAACGGACGTTACTTGTAGAACTGGTCCTCGCTGATAGCATGTACCAGAATGTTAAATCCTATTGATATTCTCTCTTCGTCTGATTCGTTTACTGCCACTTGATGTTGTAAGTGTGCAGGGAAGATCAACAGCAATCCCTCGGTTGGTTTGACGGCGATTGCTTTATGTTGAGTCATCCGTTGTACGAACTCATCCTTATAACAGGACAGCTCGTCAAAAGCTTTAAACCCATAAGGGTTTTCAAAAATAATCTCACCAGAATTTTCAGGGCATTGTACATAGTACACCCCAGAGAAGTGAGATTGAGGATGATCGTGCCTGACATTGAAAGCACCTTTACCATTTATATTTATCCAGTAATTAAATAACTCTAGGTGTCCGTGTACGACTTGACCTAGAGACTGGGCAAACAAACTATGTAAAAAGTTCTTTACTATTGTCTCTGATCCATAGTTAGTTATGTGAGGAGACCTCAGAGTTCCTGTCTCTGTAGTCTCCCATGGAGCGTTCCAGACCTCGTGGGACTGTGACTGCCATCCTCCTCCGTGATTACTTCTTTGTTCACCGGCTGGATTATCGCCACGTGTTTGTAAGCATAGGTTTTTTATCTCTTCATTCGGTTCCGTTTCTAGTATGTGAACTAAGCATGGAAACCAACAAGCCGGTGTATAAGTCATAGTAATAGGTGGATAATATATTAGCCGATAGCTGGTGCTGTCAAGGCTACTGATGTAGACTCAGCTGATGCTAAGTCTAACGGGAAGTTGTGTGCGTTACGCTCGTGCATAACTTCAAAGCCTAAGTTAGCTCTGTTTAAGACATCAGCCCATGTAGGAACAACCTTACCATTTACATCAACAACTGACTGGTTAAAATTGAAACCATTAAGGTTGAAAGCCATGGTGCAGATTCCCATACTTGTAAGCCATATGCCAACGACGGGCCAAACACCCAGAAAAAAGTGTAGAGCACGAGAATTATTAAAGCTTGCATATTGAAAAATTAGTCTGCCAAAATAGCCATGAGCAGCCACGATATTATAAGTCTCTTCCTCCTGACCAAACTTGTAGCCATAGTTCTGAGAC